GAATTGTTTGTGCCTTTGGGCTGTCTAAAGAAAGTTTTGATACCTTAGCCATTGTTAAGATCTCCCCAATATTCTAATTTTAGTAGCTTCCTCAACAAAGTTAACATAATCCTCATCGTCCAATACGTTTCGTGCACCGTCTAAGAAGACGGCGTACTCTGATGGGGCCATGTTGGCTACTACATTTATATCTATAGAGGCAGCCTGCTTTACTTGTTTATTTTTCTTTTGTTGGTTTGGTGAGGTGTCAGACTTCTTTGGTTTTGTCTTAGTTTTAGTATCCGTAGTCTTAGGCGTTCCCTTCTTTGGTCCTGAGGAAGGTGTTCCAGCTGGTGTTGCAGATTGATTGCCTACACCCACAGCCTTAGCCTGCTGCCAAGGTGAACCAAGAATACCAAATATTCCATCTTCAACAAGCGGGACCTCTTCTTCCATATTACGAAGCTCGTTTGGATAATCAAAACCAAGTGCTTCGAGAGATGTTCTGTAGCTAACCATTCTGCGGTCAACTAGCTGGGCCAAAGTATTCATGTATAGGATAGTATCAAGTAAGATGCCTTCGTCCCAACGAATCTTAGGGAATCTTTCAAATCCCATAGCTTCAGCAATCTGCTGGTACTCTCTATAAATCCAACGTGTAACCTGACGTCTAGCATAGTCTATTTCTTCTTGTAAACCCTTAACCAACAAGTCTACCTCAGCAGCGTTCATACCACTACCACCATCTAATAAAGCTCTTGACATGGTAAGACCCGTAGTTAGATCATCATTAACCTGAGCATATTTGCCCTGGCCGAGGATTTTATCTATTTCGGGGGAAACTATCTTCTCTATTTGAAGCGTGTGATTCCAAACCACATCGAAGGATTTACTTGGGGTATTGAATAGCTGAGCTACTGCTTCTAACTCTGTTTGTGAGGTTACTGGATACTCGTCATTACCAATAGTAATTTTAAGAATATAATTACTAATACCGTCTAGTGTACTTAGGTCTGCTTGCTTTAAAGAGTTCTTGTAATCTATTGTATCAAAAACTCTAGTAGATCTAGGACGAGCATATCGTTCATAAGGTTGTTTCCTATATGTAATATGTCCTACTAATCTGTGGTCTAACTGATACTCACCACCCTTTGTGGCCGCATTTTTCAAATCGGCCGGCAGAGCTTTTATAAGTTCTTTCTCTTCTTCGGTTAATTCTGCTGTTGGTTTTTGCATCGTTTGGGTGAGTTCAGGTGGAAGTGTAATTTTTGTGGCCACTTTATCAAACAATAGATTACCATCTATAGTAACCAATGTAGGATTAAGCACTGTATAAGATACAGGAAGGTGGCCCTTAGACCATATATTCTTTTTAGCTGCCGTTTCTAAGCCGGCGGCTTTTTTATTAGTTTTCATCTTCTGTCCTGGGACAGGTGATAAATGAGAAACTCTAGGTTCGTATTTAGCTAGAACCTTATAAGTGGTTACATGTCCTACTTTGAAAAAGTCCAGAAAAATCCACTCTAAAACTTCATCAAGCCTGACATCAAATGTCCACACATCAAAAAATTGTTTAATGTTATCGTCGTCAATGTCATTCTCGAACCCTTTTCTGGCTAAGCCGGCCAAGACATTAGTAGCTGCTCCTACAGTAGGATCAACATAGTAATATTTGATGGCTCGCTTGAAACTTTCTTTGGGGTCCTGGGTGTAAGGATCAGCCTGGCTTAGGTCTAAATTAGTTCGTTGGACATAGTCCCTAGTAATAGTCGCCGCTTTTTCACGGGCCATTCTAGGGACTACTCCACCCTTGTTAGCATCTATAAACGCTAAGCTCTTTTGTGTTGGCTCTATAAAGAACGTAGACTGCCCTGTGTTTTCATTCACCTCGATAGAACGAATTCCTACATCCGGGTATTTATCCCGTATTGTGGACGTTACATCATTGAGGGTTTCTTTTTTCATAATAAGTCTCCTAAGCGTTATCCAGGTCCCTTACCGACTTTCTTCTTCCTATTTTTGCGTCTACGCCACTGTAGGTAGCTTCTATACCTGTTCTATGACGAGTGTAGTCGTCTGCCCAACTCCCAACTGCTGGATTACTAGTACCTGCACCAGACACTGTAGCCCACCAATTTTCGGCAATGAAATCTAGGTCAGTCATTATTCAACTCCTTTACTGAAGTGATTTTAGTCTTTGTACTGCAAGTTCGATGGCTAGGTTAATAAGTGAAGTACCAGCCTCCTTGCCCTGCTCTTCTAACTTGGTTTTAATCATCTCGAATGCTTCTGATCTCTTCTCGTCGCTAGTCATATCCTTAAGAGCGACCTCTTGTACTACGTCAATAGCGATTGCTAGGGCTTTTCTACCAAGCTCAGATAGAATAACCATAACAGCGGGCTTAATCCAAGCCCAAACTTTACTCATGTATAATTTAAATGCTGACCACATAGTGTTACCTCCTCTTTTTTCTAAAAATTCTTTTAAATATTTTTTCCAGTACATCGTCCCAATTGAAAAACCACGACTTCTTTATTACATAGGTTCTATCTTTGAACCCCTTGTTGCCCCGTTCGTCCCTATAAAGATCTTCATTATCTTTAAAAGGTGACTCAGGTTTTACGTTACCTCTATCGTATGGTGTCACTGGTCTGAGGCACCTCTTTTACAGGATTTTTGGCTGCGTCTACTTTTGGAATTTCATTAGGCACCTTTCCGCCTCTTAGTGTTTTAAACATGTTAGAGAGCAGCGTTACAATCTTATCATCCTTGGTACCTTTAGTCATAAGAGCGACGCCTTTTAATAACGTAATAAGGACGTAAAGACTCATCCAGTTAGCACCCACAAATTCTAGTAATATCTTATCAAGAGAAAACATGGAATACCTCCTATTTGTAATAAGGTTAGTTTATTACTTTATTTTCTTCTGTAACAAAGCTGCTGACATGGGGACTGCACCCATTGAGGTTTTTCCACCAACAATATTTACGTTGTCGAAATCCCTAGATGGCTGGTTCCTTAGCCGGATCATGCCTCCTGCATTATGAAGAATTGGTTCCTGATCTCCTTCCAATTCTTTCTCTACCATCCTGGCCCCATGTGCTGCAAGTATTACAGCGGAGTATAAGTCCTTGTTCATTCCCTTGGTGGGTGTATCAAAATGTAATATACCTGTAGCTGTTTGTGTTACTATAATGCTTAACATCTGAGACTTTAAAGTATTTACATTTTCATAACTCACTGCTTCCAAATCTAGTGTCGAGCCTATAGGTGTTTCTGGAAATAAGAGTTTTCTGTCTTCCAACATAGCTTTGGTTGTAAAGTTAGCATCTGAAATCCAAGCTGGGTTGAAGTGTACTAATTCCAAAATGTGTCTTCCTGATAGATGCTTGTGGTCATCATTTGTCCTGTCTATAATGGGTTCATAACCGTTATAGCCCTCTTCCAATAAGTCACATATGGCTTTACCGCCACCACCCTTATCCATAAATATCCTAATTACGTTAAACTTGTCACAAATATCTTGTATAGCTTTAGTAAGATCTTGTGTCTTCTGCTTCTTAAGTTCTAGCACGCCGACGATTCGATTGGGACCACCTGGTGTAACTCTAATAATTACTATACCAGTGCTGGCCGCACCGCCCTGGTTGGGGTCGACTCCTAGAATGTATTGAGACCGCTTGTCGCCTCTCATCTCTATAGTATGTCCGCTTCCAGAAGTACAATCATCTAAAAGAGACGCTTTAAAGAAGCCCTCAGAGTCAGAGATCATGGCCGCTTCATATTCCATACGAAACTCTGCATTAGACATAACACGTCGGGCTTCTGCAATATTTTTCTTATCTAAAAATCCTTCTGGTAAATCCCAGTGAGGTACTTGCCATACAGAGTATGGACACTGTTCTCCTCGTGCTGCTGCCATTTCCATCTGAGACCAGTGGTCTTTCATTCTACGCCACATGTGATTAAATTTATAGTAGCCAGATGAGGTCATAACCATCTTGTTGACTGTTTCCTCTTCGAAGTCTTCAGCAGTAGCAAGACCGAGCGAAATGAGTCTCTGTTGTTGCTCTAGTCTACGTACACGTTCCATAGGAGCCAAAGATGTAGCACCCATAGGACGTACCACCATATCTAAAGTTTGATCTGGAACCTGAGCTAACTCATCTATAAGAATTAAATAGAAACGAGACCCACGAATCTTGTTACCATCACCAAGAGGTAGAGCCTCAATGTAAGATGGAGTCATTCCTGCAACTGATTTAAATTTCAAATAACATGTATCAGAACCACGGGTAGGCTTTTTTTCTGTGGCCTCTCTAAGAAGAGATGACTGTGCATATAGCTTCTCTATCTCAGAGAATATCATTTTGGATTGACGAAAAACTGGAGCGATTAGACCGACACGATAACCAGGCTTCAGCATACAGCTGAGTGCAGCTAGAACGCCTAATGTAAATGTCTTACCAAAACCACGACCAGCCACTGTAATGACATAATCTTTGAACCACATGTCCTCAAAGACTAAACGTTGAATAGGAGCAAAGTCCACACCCAACAAATCATACGCGGCTATACAGGGGTTATTAATATAAAAATTAATTAACTCTTTTCCCTGATCTAAAACATCCTCATAATGTCGGTTTCTTTTATTACTAATCATCTTGGAAGTTACGGTCTTTTACATCAGCGTCATACCTATTACCGTCGTATTCCTCCCTCTGTTTTAACATCTCCTGTTCTTCTTTCTTAAGTTTATCTACCTTTTCTTTTAGAGCCACGCGTTTTTCATTATTAAACGCTACAGCTAAATCCACAATTGAAAA